TTAACTGAGTAATCTCCTGGAAGGAACTTGAAGGTTTCGACATTCATGTAGATTTCATAGTTATTGTCAGAAGTGCCTTCGAGATCGATTTTATGAAAGTGAGATTCATCGACCTTTCGATTGCACATTTTAATCGAGTTCTTCTTTCCCTTTTTTCCCGTAAAGATAACATCAGTAGTCTTGAGAGCCGAAGATGCCTTGATGATCTGATTCATAACTGCCGCAGAGATATTAATGACAGTTTCAGAAGAAGGCACCTTATCGATCTCTTTATACTTTACAACATCTGGGCTGCAATAGTTGATCTTGGTAGAAGATTCTTTGCTCACGATAGTCACGAACGTATCGGAAAATTCCAACTCTGGATCAGAATGAAGAGAGCCCATTACATTAAGAAACTCTCCAAGGTCATAGAGATTTACTTCTTGTGGAAATGTCTCTGCAACAGATGCACGAGAAAGAACATTCTTTGCTGGAGCAACTGTATAGAGTTTATTAGAATCCTTCTTGATCTTAATATTAGAGTTAATCGAAGAATAGTTCTTTAGAATTTCAATGGTCTGGTCTGAAAGTTTCATTATATAAATCCTCTTACTGATAAGTTATATTTAAAGTATAGTTGTTTTAATGGATAGAATCAAGCGGTTTTTTGATTTAATTTTTTGTTTATCCTTTTAGCCTTTCTAAAGGCATTTTCTCTATGAAATATCGTTGCTCTACTTAGGAAGTTTACTCCCTCCATATGATCATATTCATGAAGAATGATACGTGCCGTCAGACCACTAAATTTATGAGTGTCAGTAAGTCCATTGTTATCTGTAACACGAACACGAATAGCACTTGGTCTCTTGATCTTTAAGAACAGACCAGGATATGTAAGGCAACCTTCTTCATAGTAAACATCTTCTCCAAGATCAGTCGATATAATTATTGGATTAAAGATGGGCATGATCTCGCCCTTCATATTGATGATGAATACTCTATAGGGTAGCCCAACCTGATTTGCCGAAATGGCAACTCCTTTATTTGCCATGCATGTTTCCATCAGTTTCGAACTTAGCTCATTTGGATCCATTGGCGGATCATCAAAATCAAATGGCTCGAGTTTTTGCTTTAGAATTGGGTCGAATTTATCAACTAAATTATACATCATATTGCCCTTGAAAAATTTTTGCTCTTGTCAAATCTAATAACATTCTTAAACTTGTCTGGTAGAATATCGGTTTTGTGAGAAATAACGAATAGATTCACATCCTTTGAAAGATCAAACATTATCTTTGTTAGATCATCTGTAGAGTTGATATCTAGTGAAGAATCAAAAATTTCATCCATGACTAAGAGATTAGAAGACATAGAGTTGTTCAATCTCGATACATCTCGCCAGGTAAAGAGTAAAGCAATATCAATCTTCTGCTTCTCTCCCTCAGAGAAATTTTCATAGGAGAATACATCCCTGAATCTAGACTTAATCGTTTCATTAAAGGTTTCGTCTAGGTTGAAGTTTACAAAGAAGTCCATGGCCGAGAGATACTTATTGATTAGAGTATTGATCACGGGAATGTACTTATTGATAATGATTGCCTTAATGCCATTATCCTTTAACAAGCCACTTGCTATACTATACTGAGTTTGATTAATAAGCAAGCGTTTTTTATCATTTATTAAAACTTCGAGATCTTCCTGATACTTGTTTAGGGTTTGATTCTCTTCTGAGAAATCTGTAAAGGTTTCTTGATTTTGTCTCATTAGATTAGAGATTCTATCCTCATAGAGCAAGATATCACTATTGAGCTTATTGATTTCTGTCAGCTTCTTCGTGAATCCATTGATAGTCTCTTCATGAGAAACGATCTTTACTTCCATCTCATTTATCTTAGTTTCTGCCCTATCGACAACCTCTACTATCTGACTTACTCTATTTGCATTCTTTTCTTTAATCGATGTCTTAATTTCTATTGTTATGGGCTGCGTACACGTATGGCAAGAATCGTTTTCCTCGAAGAATTTGGTTTGTTTATTGAGAATCTTTACTTTACTCTCTTGCTTTTCTTTTTCATTTATTAAGAATGATACTTGCTTCTTCAACTCTTTAAATGAGGAACTCACTTCGTCAATAGAAAGCGTTCCATCTCTAAGTGTATTGATATTCTCATTAATGTCATCTATAATTACTCTATACTCAGTTATATCTTTTATATTGTCTGCTCTTCTCTTTTCGATGTCAAAGTTATTCTTCTCTATGTGCCCCTCAGTAAGCTTTATTGCTTCCTGGACTCTACTTATTTCATAGGAATTTTTGTCTAGTTCTTTCTCGTTCTGATTATTCTTTTCTTTCATTAGAACATTCATCTTCGAGAAAATAGTAATATTGAGAAGGTCTTCGATAATTTCTCTTCTCTGATATGATGTAAGCTGCATGAAGGGAGTATGGCTTGCCGAGCCAAGAATAACAATCTGAGTAAATGATTTATATGAGAACTTTAAAATTGTCTCTTCGAGGTATTTTTGATAATCTCTCGAAGCAGCGTCCTGATTCAACATTACATTGTTCTTGTAAATCTCAAAGATTGTTGGCTTGATCCCTCTACTAATCTTATATTCATCTGGACCAATAGAAAACTCTATCTCGACAAGGAGTTCTTTATTGTTAAGAGTGTTAACCAGAGAAGGTTTAGTTATGTTTCTAAATGCCTTACCAAAGAGAGAAAAGCATAGAGCATCGAGCATTGTGCTCTTTCCCGAGCCATTCGATCCAACGATAAGAGTATGATTGTTTTTGGATAGTTCGATCTCGACGGGAATTTGTCCAGTCGAGAGGAAATTCATCCAAGTTATTTTCTTGAATACTATCATGTTAATCTGAGGTCAGTGCTTCATTATATAATTGGAAGAATAATTTCGTGACCGCTTTCTTATCGAGTTCTTCGAGTTTCATGCCCGAGATGTAACGATTTACGATCGTGAGAGTATCCTCTGCCTGTTCCATGATAGTAGTAGAATCCTGTGTACTCAAATTTAAATGATCCTCTACTACTGAAATATCATATGGTCCAGCCTTAATCAGTCTATCCATGAACTGATCGAACTTATATGGATCATTCTTTTGTACGACGACGACTTTGCATATCTTCTGATTAAAGGAATTCATGTCATAGTTTTCTTTGACAGAGTCGTCATAGAATATCTTATTGAACATTCTATTTGGATTTTCGATAAACTGTAACTCTCTTGTCGAGGTATCGAAGATATGGAAACCCTTTGGATCGCCATGATCATTCCAGGTCATCTCATAGGGACAACCAAAGTAGTGTATGTTTTCATTTGATGATCTGTGATGAAGATGACCCGATCCAACGAATTCAAACTTAGAGAAATGCTTGACATCGAATCCCTCATCATTTACATATCCAGGATACATCTCAAATCCAATGACTTCGAGGTGACCAAGAAGAATCTGCGCCTTGGTCTGCTCGATCATCTTCATTGCATGATCATGATTCTCGTCACAAATCCATGGAACCAGCAAAATCTTAGTTCCTTGCAATTCAATTTCCGTGGCCTGATCATATACTCTAATGTTACTATCAGTATTACCAAAGAACTCTGACATTGAATTGATCATGTTAGTGTTCTTATAGAAGCAATCATGATTACCAACGGCAATGATGATATCTATATTGGCTTCCTTGGCAGGAGTAAAGAACATCTTCTTCATTCTAAATGAAGTTAGATAGTTGATATACTTCCTACGATCTACGACGTCGCCCGTATGAATAATTGTGCTGATATTATTTTTAATTAAATAGGGAAAGAAGGTTTCTGAATAGAACTTCTCAAAGTAATCAGCAAATGCAGTATCGTCCGATCTCGCGCCAAAATGTGTATCTGTTACGATAGCAACCTTCATCCCAAGATACCCTTTCTCTTGATTGGTCTAGAACCAAAGGTTTTATTAATCGCGCTCTTCGAATCAAATTTATTAATCTGTAAAGAAAGATAATCATTGATTTTCTTGAGAGAATCCCTACAATTTTCTCGAGCATGTTTTGGTGATTTTACATCTGTCATATTTCTAATAAGATCAGAAAGAGCAGGTGGAATGAACATCGGAGGCTTAGTCTCATCATCTACAATATATGACATGGTAACTCCATAATTAAACACAATATAAATTATAACTTACTTTTTCTTTTTAGTCAAGGGTTTTTTTAATTTATCCTTTTTATCCTTTTTATCTTTGGCTTTCTGTTTCTTCACCTTATCATTATGTTCGATACTGGAAATCAAACTTCCCATGTAAGTTTCTCCACTTTCTTCCATGACAGAAATATGCCCATATGCATTAGATTGTCGTCCACTTATGTCAGCATATCCAGCATCAGTGGCAATGTACATATCTGAGATCTTACCCTTTGTATAGAGCTGGAGTTTTTCCTTTTGAATTCTTCTAAGAAATGCATAGTAAATAATTTGAGTAAAATATGCAAATGGATTCTTTGACTTTTTTGGATCGAAGTTATGCATGTATGTTAGACAATTTTCTACTCCATCTAAGACCATCTCCTCTCTAAAGGGATAGTCTCGAAAGTTGCCCTTTGATGAAAGGTTATTTGCAATCTTAAGAAGACACTCTCCAATATAGTTTGGAGCGATGGGTTTCTGGCTCTCTTTCTTCTTTGCCAACTTACATTTCTTATTATGGAATATAACTTCTTTGAGAAACTGTTCATTGTCTACATAATGATTTGTCATTAATTTTTTATATCCTTTGGTGTTAACATCAATATCAATCTCATAGCTTCTTTACTATTTTTTATATCATTTAACAGATCGCCTTTATTTAATTTTCCAGATAGAGGAGTTCTCTCAGATTTTAAAAAATGGCTCTCGGGAGTTTCTTCGTCAGATTCGTAAGCCCCATCATTAAGATCATTAACATTCTTCGAATTTAAATTTGGAAGGAATTCCTGGGGCCGAGACAATACTCTATCAAAGACTATCTTTAATTCAACAGAAAGAGTAGTTTGAGCGACGATCATATCTTTATATACAGTTATCTCATGATCGTTTGGGAAGGGAAACCATTTCGAGAGTTCACAAGTCCTAATGATAGAGTGTTCATAGTATCTTTCGAGTGTAACTACCTTATGAGCATTCTTGACCTCATAAGTAGAGTCTGTTTCTCTATTGATTGAAAAAATAATATCCTCGCCAGTGGCAAGTTTAACTAATATTGGTTCTGAATTCATTTTTATATGTCCAGGTTATAAAGTTTATAGTTGAAACCTTCTTGAGCATATAGCTGTATTCTATTCTGGAAGTGTTTGAATGTAAAGTTCACATGTTGCTTATGTCTAAAGTCATCACCAATGTCATAGAGAGTACATGTCTGTTTTGTCGAAGAAGTACGAAGCCCACGACCAATAGACTGTAAAACTCTAATTTTTGAGTTAGAGGGTGAAGCAAATACAATATTATTTAGGTTTTGAATATTTATACCAGTTGAAACGCAGCCATAACTACCTACAATTACAGATTTAATTTCTTTCTCGACAATGCCGCGAATCAGTTCACGCTCTTCTCCCTCGACTCCACCATAGATAAAGAATACTTTTCGATCGATGCACATATCTTTAATCTTCTGGTATAGCTCCTTTCCCTGCTTTTCTACAAACTGAAATAGAACAAGAGTATTTCCCTCGAGACTTTGTACGAGTCTACAAAGCTTATCATTTCTTTTCTGATGCATTACGAGAAACTCTATCTCTTCCTGATAAGTGCACTTTGATATATACTTTGCGTCAGTTTCAGTATGTTTAAAACAGAAACACTTGATCTCGAGTTCGGCAAGAACTTTAGAATCTATCAATTCAGTGGTACTAATTACCTTCTCTATGTTACCAAATAATCCCTGAAGAATAAGTTGATTACATTCTACATCATCGAGTGTTCCCGTAGTTCCGAACTTATATACACAGTTCTTGGTCTTTTCCATTAATGATTGAAGTGCCTTGGCCTTATACTGATGACACTCATCACCAATTACTACATCGAACTGTGAGAAGAAGTCACCTTCTATGTCATAGATGCTCTGCCATGTCGAAATAGTAAAGGGAACTTTGCTTTTCTTCTCTATTCCGCCATAGATACTCAATACCTTATTCTCTACCTTTGGATTATATGCAATAAAGTCAGAACGAAGCTGATGCACTAGATTAATGGTGGGAACAATGACTAATACTCTATGTCCAAACTGTGCATACCATTCACAAAGAAGATATATAATTAAAGACTTTCCCGAGCCAGTTGGAGAAAGTAGAACAAGTCTATTACTTTGAATTGCAGAAGTAAATGCTCGAAGCTGATACTCTCTTGGAAACTTAGTTAGAGGTAATGAATCAAAGAAATCTTTTAGATCCTCGGGAGAGATATTATTACTTACTCCTGAACATTCAGAATCAATGACCTCATAGTTATTAAATTCGCAGAATTGCTTGAGCTTCTCAAATAGCCCAATGTACATTAATTTATTCTTTGAGTTTAAGAGTCTAATCTTTCCATCCCAATATTTCTTTCGATATGATGGCATGAACTTAGCACCAGGCACCTCGAATGAAAAATGATTATGAGCCAATTGGAATATATCACTTTCACAATCGACTCTCATATATACTTCATTTATCTTGGTACAGGTTACTTGATTACTGTTGCCCATTTAGAAACTTATGCCAATTTATATGATTAGATATTTGGTAGTTTCTTCCATTGATCTGTTTGATTACTTCTTCGATGTACTCTACGACAAACTTCTGTTCAGCCAAAGCCTTATTGAGATTAACAAGATCAGCATCAGCTTCGGTATATATCGATAGATCTTGACGAAGAATCTTATATGTCATTGGTTCCCAATTGTACTTGACATACTCGGCCTTTTCAAAGAGACCAAGGTAATACCTATGCTTGATCTTGACCATTTTTGCGGACAAGATCTGAGCTTCGACTAACTGTCTCTTTGCTTCGATGAGCAGTCCATAATATCTCGAATGGACTTGGGGGATGTTTAGAGATTCTTTTCCTGCCTCGGTCTCGTCAATAACAGAATCCTTTTCCCAAAGGCTCTTTACATAATCTAGTGTAATCATTATGATATATTAAATTTCCTATAGTAAAACTCTGCTATACAAGTATTATATTCTATATCACTTCCGGTAGAATTAAAAGCGATTTCTGATAAAGAATGAGGAAAAATATCAATAAAAGTAATCTTTTTATTTGCAATAGAACTATTTGTAAGGGAATGTAGTATTGCATCTGAATATACATTAGAAGTTTGAATTTGTTCTTCTGTAGGATATCCATAATTTGTAACAAGGCTGCTCATCCAATTAAATATCTCGAGATAGTTTACGAGATCTTCATCTACTTTAAATTCTAAAGAAAGAGGAGAAAATGTGAATTGTGAACCAGGTAGGTAAATTTTCTCTGGAAGAGTGGCTACTGTTGTAGTTGATATTGCGACAGCAGGTATCGATATGGATTGACAAAAGAACGATATTGTTGGTGCTCTATTAATAGAGAATCTAAACTTATTCTTTTGTAGGAATGAATTGTTATCAATTTGTACCATATGTAACATATACCTATTAATATACTATTTACCATAAAACAGCTACAACGCTATTATACTGTGTTTATAGAATTAGTAAAGTGAAATCTCTAGATATATTTATAATGAAAAAAATAGGGAGATTTTACCTCCCTATTTAAGTCTAGTCATAGTTTCTTATTTTTAAGAGAAGAGGCTCTCAGAGTTTCCTCCGAGAGCCATCTTAGATTACATCAAGTTATCTACAGTGATACGACGATAGTACTTGTTCTTATCGTTGAACTGAACAACACCATCGGCAGAAGAAGTAGCGAACGGATTTGCTACGATGCCATAGCGAGTCTTAAATCCGATCTTAGGCTGGAAGTTATCTTGGCCTACTGCACGTACCATTTGTAGTGGGACGTATGGGCAATAGAAGAGACCGGCATCGAATGGAGACGTTCCCTTATATCCCATGGTTAGATAATGTCTGCCCGAAGATGCAGCGAAGTATGGGTCGATAAAGACCTTAATACGACCACCGATAGTACCAGCAAAGGTATTACCCGTGTCATCAGACACAACAGTAGACTGAAGAGCTGGGGTGTAATCTAGAACACCAGCCATAGATAGAGCAGAAGCAACGTCAGAAGAACAGATAACGACGTTACCCTTACCGCGACGTGTTGCACGAGCGATTTGGTTAGCTTCGCGTTCGAGCTGGAACACCAGACCCTTGAACTTTTCACCCATCCAACGACCGTTAGAATCTAGATCAAGATCGAATACACCAGCAGTAGCGACGTTTTCTTGTGCACCAATCGTAGCAGAGATATTGATCTGACGAACAACTTCGCGATTAATTTCTGCCAAGATTTCAGCAGAAAGGATGTTGCTTAGTTCAGTTTCAGCATCTAGACCGTGGACGGCTTTTAGATCCTGAGCCAATTCCATGGTGTATTCTGCCTTTAGAGCACGAGAAACGGCAGTCACTGTGACTTTCTCGATCGAGAATGCCATTTGATTAAATGAGTTTTGTCCAGTGTCGCCGAGCTTTTCAGAATCTGCCGTAGACATACCTTTAGCAGCAGTATATCCAGCATTATTAGTTGCACCAACTGGAGTAGATCCAGATTGAGTTGTAGATGATGCAGTGTTACCAGAGGCAGAGCTTGAAACGTCAGTATCAGCTTCGTTGAAGAGAGCTTCTGTTCCACCCTGTGTAGAGTAACGTGAGCGCATTGCAAAGATTAGACCTGTAGGACCAGTCATTGGCTGGACACCGCAGATGTCATATGCAATCAAGTTTGGCATAGAGCGACGGATTAGGCTGATCAATACTGGATCGAAGATGTCGACAGAGCCATCACCTGCCGTCGAAGACGACGCGCCCATGGCGTTTGCTGGCGAAGCTTCTCCGAGTAGAGATGGAGCGCGATAACCACCAGAGCCATAACCGGACTGACGAGCATCGATTTCCATATTTTCGAGAAGAGTTGCCATCGTTGACCGACGATGAGCATCCTTGATGGATGGTAGATCGGCATGGTCGAGGATGGGCTTCCACTTATTGATTAGAGATTCGGTATTGTACATTTTAGAACTCCCTTTGTTTACTTGTAATTATTTATAATAAGATACTTTTTAGACGGTCTTTTTGACAGCAGTACGAGAAATTGCATTAACATAGGCATTCATTGACGGTTCTAGTGGCAACTTCTTTTCTTCTTCAACAAGAACTACAGAAGTATCTTCGACAGAAGCCTTTTGAGCTTTGTCTTCAGTTACAGTAGCTGAAGATGGGAAGTATGTCTTCTTCAAATGGACAACCTTATCGCGGAAATCGCTCTCATCAATAAAATCAATCGAATCAACTAGAGAGAATAACTTCTCTACCTGTGACTCAGTAAGATCATCGACTAATTCGTCGACGACAGATACCTTAGAGAAATTTACGATCTCTTTTTTCATTTCTGCATTTTCTTGAATTTGATCAGAAAGAGCAGACTCTAGAGTAGAGACCTTTGTCGACAATTCCTCGACAACATTGACCTTATCTTCGGGAATGTCTAGGTTGTTTTCGACAAATAGATTGCGGAGACCAACCATGAAGTCCTCGACGATTTCAGAACGAATACCGCTTTCGACTGCTAGGGCATTTTCTTTCATCCACTCTTCGACAACATACTCAAGGTAGTTATCGAGCTTGGTAGAAAGTTCAGAGATTGTATTTTCATATTCAACCTGCGCTGATTCTTCGAGTTCGGCAGCGATTTCTTCGATCTTCTCATTGACCTTAGAGACCACGGCAGCTTCGAAGATTTGAGTTGCAGCAGATTTGAACTCTTCAGAAAGATCTGAACCAGAGAAAACTGCAGAGATATCAGTCGTAACGTCTAAATCTTCTTTAGTAATTTTCTTGAATGGCATGTTTTTAAAGGTCTGGGCATTTTTTGCATTCTTAGTTGGTCCCTTCGTGATCACTCCACCCTTGGATTTGTAACTGACCAATTCCGTATCAGAAAGCTCTGAAATATCTTCTTCATCGACAGATTCATCTTCCATGAAACTCATAATGGCTTCCATCTTTTCGGCCAACTTTTCTTTATTCTTGCCATTCATTACATTGATCATGGCAGAAATCATTCCTGCCTTGGTTTTTGGAGGAGTCATTTGAGGCTTTGCGCTCTTGCGAATGACATTGGCAGTGAATTCAGCGTCTCTTTTGCCATCAATCTCGGCTTCGGCTTCGTCTAGATCTTCTGCATCGATTTCCGAAGCAAGCTCAGCTGACAACTGCTCGTCGTCATCTAGTTGCTCAATATCTTTTTCCGACATAGTAATACTCCTTCTAATTAACTTACAAATATTTATAATATACTACAGCTTAAGAAAGAAATTTGACCAAGCCTTTAACTGAGCTTCCTCGAGATTTCTAGTCTTTGCTCCAGTATCGATAATTTTTCTAGTCTCTTCGATGTCCTGTTCCATAAATATACCATCGACATATATCCACTCCTTACCTTCCATGATGCCCTGAACAAAGGCATTTGGAGCCGAAGGATCGGCAACAATATCTGCGGCAGTGGCTAAACGATAGTCATCTTGAACTACATCAGATTCAGAACCATCGTGGCTCTTTCCTCTCTTTAGAGTGCCCATACCGCGAGAAGAAACTCCAAGCTGTGCGCCTTCTTTAATTAGATTCTTAACAATATTGCCATAGGGAGTATCTAGAATCTTAGCCTTTCCAATAAAGTTATTTCCATCTTCATAGAGCTCTTTAATTAGATGAGAGACTCTTTCGAGATTAATCGAGGGGCCAGAGGGATGTCCGAGCTCGCCATAGGCACGATTCTTTGATACGTTCTCAGAGATATATCGATTAACTTCATTTCTGAGAATTTTCATGGGATAGACTCTTCCGTTCCGATTCTTTTGCTCGGCTTGCATGAAGATGCCTTTGATGTAGTGATCTTTCGTACCAGAAGAATTGGCTTCTTCTATAAATTCGAGAGCCTCGTTGATTTCTACCATTAATTTCATGTTTTTATTCCAAACTAGTAATTAGAAATGGTTGAGTTCTTATGGAACCTGATCAAGACAGAAGCTCCGCCAGCACCAGTAGTTGTCACAACACAGTTAGCTGCTCTTTCAGTAGAGTCCTTCTCTAAAGAAGCATTATTTCTAGTAAATTCAAGATCATGAAACCCTGATCCCAAAGTCCAGACTTTAGTTGCTCCTCGAGATATAGTCACGTTAGCCGAAGCTCCAACAGAGGCCATGATTGAAGAAATAGTCATCGACGTAATTGTGCCTCCTCCGTCAGTATTGGCACTGTGAGCTGCGTTACCATTAAGCTTGATAAATCCGCCAGAGTCGACAAACGAAGCAATAACATATCCGTTAATTGTTCCTTTGGATATTAATCTTAATGCCATTTGATCTACCTATTATTTCTTTAGTGGATTGATAATTTTTGTTTCGCCCTCGATAGTATTATCGCCGCGACCCAATGGAGTCTTCTTAATATTGTTACTGAACTTATCATTATCAGTTACATCAAACTTTTTATCTGAAGAAGATGAAGCAGAACCTCGAGCTACGATAGGTTCTGGAGTCTTAATATTACCATGACCAGACTTCATTGCATTGAGAGACTTCTTTATTCTTGGGAAGTTGCCAATGTCATAGATATTTACATCAACTTCATAATTTGGATCGACTTTTCCATTCGTCTTAGTTCCATTTGACATAGGATCGGGCATAAGTCTTTTCTTCTCAGAAGAAGCCTCCTGGACACTGATTTCTCGCATTAGATCCTTAAATTTCTTTGGCATAATATGGTCCTCCACTGACCCTTCTTCTTTTACGCTATATTTCTTTTCCATATTATTATTCTTTGTCTTCTTCTGCATCTAACATTAGAGAAGATGCAACATCTACCTTTCGAACAGAAATAGCTTCCCGAGCATGAGATAATAGAGCACTATTAATAAGATTTTTTGCCTCGATTGGCTCGTTCGCCAAAACCTTGTAAATTACTTCTCTCATTGCTTCGCTCATAGGTATACTCCTGTTATTGTATAGTATTTATAATAAAAATTATGCAAAGTATGGCACCTTATATGTATTTCCACCGATAACTAGGGATAAGTAACCAGCGGGATTGGCTACGATTAAATCCTGAAGGTTTAGAGATCCACTTAGAGTGGAAACTGGAGTTGCATTGGCTGTGCGCGAAGCAGAGGTGATTCCTCCAGCGATGTAAGCATTGGTATTGGCCAGCTGAGACTTAATAAATGAGTTGGTATTAGCCAGAGCAGCTCGTTCAATAGACTTAGTCTGAAAAGTAGATACTGCATTGGCAACTTGTAGA